TACTAAATCTGGGCAAAATTGTCAAGCATTTTTTTCGGGGGTGATCTCAAAATGAGAACTTTTTTGGTTGTGACCTTTTCATGCTACTTTTTCAAGCTCACTCTCTCTGAAATAATCTTTTCTGCCATTGGCTAGTTTTACTTCCCAATAGGGCTCTTCTATCTCGATCATAATGTCGTCTTCAATCTCGCCAAAGAAATCAAATTCTGGAAGTAGCATCTCGTCTGACCATCTCTTTATTAGTACGCCAATCATTGTTTTTTTATCTGGCCATTCCTTGGGAATAAATCTAAGTTTTATTCTCACTAGATCACCGGGCTGCATACAGTAAATACTATGCGGCTTTCAGTTTCTCCAGTTGTTTCTCTAATTTCTCAATTCTTTTTTCTGGATTTAGGTAAGGTATTACATACATTCCATAAAGAGCACAGAAAACAGATATCAAAATAAAAGAAATGTAAATACTTAAACAAACTGCTCCTGAATCTCGTCCAAATTTGAAAGTTACAGCAACTGTTGTCGGCATCATAAGTTTTCCAAGAAAAAAGAACATAAACCCCACCTTATTGAGAGTTGACATTCCATGACCTAAAGAACCGAACATGGTAAAAAAACTATTATCCATTAATTCTCCGAAAATAGACACCTGATAACCCTGTGCCTTACCCGTGGGTGAAGTAACAATTGTATCCCTCGGATCACCCCCTTTGGAATACTATTGTTGTTACTCGATCTCCAATTCACCTGCCTGGATTTGAACTTTCATATTCCATCCATCTACGTCTGAATCGTTTAGGTTGAGTACTTCTCCAACTGTAGTTTCTACTTCTGCTGTAACTTTGGAAAAACCACGTTTGTGATCATAGTGTTCCGTAATTACATCCAGCAGACCGCAGTCCCTCCAGCTTCTCTCAATGGCATCAGTCACATAATCTTCAAAAGTTCCATCACCTCTTTCATAATCTTCGAGCAAATCCCAACTTCGCATTTCTGTAATGAAAGTGTTGTTGGTAATTGCTCTTTGAGTAATCAGCGATGCCACCTTTGAAGCAATACGTGTTTCAGTAACTGTATCGCCTTCGTGATCAGCGTCGGTAAAATGAAAGACATCTTGACCGTCAGAACACGTAAGCGTTACATGTAGTTTATGTGGCAGACCCAGTTTTTGTAGTTGTTTAAGCTTCATTTATTATCCTTATTATAGTTATGACTTTCTAAAATCTCAACTACTCTCCAGTCTTCCCCTGAGTTTGATATTTTGGTGTGGCAAAGATTGTAAGCCACGCTAGCAGCAAATGAGAAAGAATTTTGAGTAGTAAAATGTAGTTCATCAAGATTGGCTTTACTGTTTCGAATCCGAATAGCATATTTCCGTTCCATAGAACCCTCCTTTGTGTTTAGTCAGTATAAACTATCTGGAAGGTAATGTCAAGTTATTTTATTTCACAAGCGCCGCCTGCACAAGCAAGCTCTCCTTGTAGATCTGTGTTATCATCTGTCTCAATAATCTTTGTCAGATCAACCTTTGATAAACTGCGGGATAGAACTTCGTGCCTTTCTCTGGAACAGTCCTCAAAAGGGGCTTGCTTATAGGTTCCACCGTCAGCAGGTAGAACTGATAAGCCGTTGTATTTATCTCTATTATTCCACATCCAATCTCCGACGTCTTGCCATTCTGCTTCTTTGATGGAAATTGTTGCTGAAACATTATGAGTGTTTTGCCCTTTTCTGTGACCTGACTTGACCCATTCTTGTGCCACTTGTACAACTCGCCTTAAAAGTTGTAGGGCTGATTCGTGTCTGGTTATTGCGCCTTCTGGAGCCATTTGTGGGACACTAATAACAGCGGTGTCATGTGGTCTAAAAAACTCGTCCTCTACCATTTCAGGATGGTTCATATAAAGGTGTTCGTAGATCGCTTCGTTTTTGCCAACACGGATCCTCCGAATGTAATGGTCACTATGCCAAGCGTGAATGCCGCTGGAAGTTCCCAATACCAAAGAAGAAGTTCCAGCCGGCTTTACTGTTGTACAGCGGGCAGCTGGATTTATTCCTAACTTCTTTGCCACTCTGGAGTTTTCTTTTTTGACAACCGCAGCTGCCCTCTTCATGTCCAACTCTAAAACATTACCAGAAGCAATACCGGTCATAGAAACACCTATAAGTGCTTCTTTTTCTGTTGTTCTCTGCCAACAATCACGAAGGTAATGAAAATCCGTATAGCCTGCCTGCAAAGTTCCAATAAAGGCAGCGTATTTGACACGCTCTTCTAGATCTTCTTGGCATTCTACATTACTTACATTAACTTCTACAAGATTACAAAATTGATATGGTCGTAGAGCGATTTCACAGCACGGATTCGTGCCCCAGTCTTTGTCATTAGAGAAATAGAAACCGGGCTCTCCTGCGCCGGATGCTTTTACTCTTTCCCAGAGGTTCTGGAAGTAATCCTCTGTAATTCTGTGCCTCAAAAGGAACACAGAGTTGTTTGCTCGTCCTCTTTGCGGATTCTTCTCCCACCAATTGCCAGTTTTGGCAGTTAGCATTTCATCATCATCTGCGCTAAATAAAGAAATAAGTGCAGCCCTGCGGATACCCCCAGCAAGGACAGCATCAGCAATATAACAAATGATATCGTGTACTTCAATTGGCTCCAACTTGTCGCCATCTTCTTTTTCATCTAAAACTCCTCTTATCTTAACTAGGCACTCACGAAGTGGTTGTGGTCCCGGTGCTTTGCCGCCAGAAGTAACCAATCTCTCTCCCTTTGCCCGAATGTCGCTGAAGTCAAAACGGATTTTTGATCCGCCCTGAAAATAGCTTCGCATCAGTGCCTTTACTGAGTCTGCCCAACCTTCAATACTGTCTCCAATAAGAAACCTTCGTGATCTCTTTGAGTTTGGTCTTCGGATCTCTGGAAGTTTTTCTACGTGGTGCTGTTGGACGCTGAAACCTACACCTGTTCCTCCTAATAGAAGAAACATAACTTCACTGAATACTCTCCAATCATCGACAGGAGCATAAGCGCAATTGTAAATCCTGCTTGGGTTGATTTCTATTGGTTTTCCACCGAACTGCATTGATCGCATCGATGGCAAAATCTTTTTATTTGTGACAAATTTATAAGCATCGTTGATCTCGTCTTTGAGTCCTGGGTAGGTCTTCATGTGCATTTTCTTGTTTCTACTGACCAACTCTCTCCAAGTTTCTCGACGGTTCTTCTTTGGAAGATACTTCGCATACTTCATATGCACCGTGATGTCTGACAGAATTTCTTTTTCTAGATCCATTATTTGTCTCCTTTCATAAGTTGTTTGTATTTGTCTTTCAACAATTGTTCTTGATCTTTTGCTGGTGTTTGAGAAAGTGTACCAGCACTCGGCTGGTTTTTTAAGATCTTTATCAAAACTTTGCTGGTATCCATATGGATTTCCATTGGAATACCGTCCATACCAAATCTATTCTTTGCTACAAAAAATCTACCCCCGTTATTAGCTTTGTCCTCAATTGTTCGCGATAAAGTAAAAATAAAATCAGACACAAAACACTTGGAAAATGCTTCCGAAATGCTTTCTATTGTGACTAACTGTGCATTATAACCTTGACGATTTGTTTGAGATACAGTCCATACAGGACACTCGTGGATTTGAGCAGTTTTTCGTAACTCTTCATAAATAGATTCCAAATCGTGTCTTTTCTCCGAGTATGCTTTTTTTGCACTGATTAAATCAGCATAATCAACAATAATAAGATCAGGTTTTATTCCCTTTATTTTCAGTTTTTCCAAATGGTTGTTTATGTTGTTGATTGTGATTGATTTTGTTGGGTATTCTTTGACAATAAGTGCTCCTTCGATCTCTTGAATGCTCTCCAAGATTTGATCTTTGAAAGTGTTGAGTTCTCCCAAAGGAGTTTGAGTTATACAACTATCATAGCGTCTGGCAATCACAGTGTCTGATAATTCCAGAGTATAATGGACAACAGTTTTGCCAGCCTTTAAAGCTTGGGATCCCAAATGAACAAGGATGTGGCTTTTTCCTGCTCCCGTTCCTGCGAGGGCAACTCCAAGTTCGCCTTTGCCTAATCCACCACCCATAATGTCGTCGAACTCTTTCCAGCCAGTAGATACTGGATTTCTGGACTTTATCAAGAACCGCTCCTCAAAATCTTTAATGTAGTCATAACCAAAGTCATTTGTTTGTCCGAGCTTTAGCGCATCATTGATCAGAGTTGCGATCTCGTCAAAAGAAGATTTCTTGAGTAGGTTCACTGATTTTAGGATTGCTTCTTTTAGTTTCTGTTTCTTACAGAAATCAAGTGCTGTGTCTTTTATAAAATCTTCAGCGTCCAGTTCTGGATTGGAGTAGATCCGAACAAGGAAATCTCTTATTCGTTTCTTGGTTATATCGTCTAAATCTTCTGCCTCTACTTGGATAACAGAAGCCATGGTCTCCAAAGTTGGATGAACCTTATACTTCTCTTTATAGGAGTAGATAAGATTTGTAAATTCTTGTAGGTAACGTGTTTCAAAATAGCTTGTCTCGAACACTTCACCGATTTGGTCGGCAAATGTCCTATTCAGCATTATTAGTTTGGCTAAGTTCTCTTGGAACTTGACACCAAATTTTGAAAAATCAACCTTTTCAGTTGGCTTCATAAAATCCTCGTCTGTGTTTGATTATTATAGTAAAAAATGAGGAGTTTGTCAAGCATTAGCTGCGATACGATTACAAGCAGCAAAGAGGTCGTCCATTCTCAAAGTTGGGAAGCCGTCTTCAATCATCATTTTTTTCATATTAGTTTTAGCAAAGATCGTTGGGTAATCCTCAATAACATTACGAATAAAGGTTCTTGTTTTGACTGAAACTCCTGGATTGTATAGTTGCATAATCTTATAGTTGGCTAATATAAGTTTATCGCTGTCTATTACATTCTCATAAATCTTCAACGGCTTCTCTGCTTCTTTCGCTGTCTTTACAAGATCTTTAACTGTGTAATCTTTTTCCTCGGCAAGATAAGGAAATCGTTTTGCTATTGTTTTCAGTCCTGCTCCTGGAATACCGACCAGATTATCACTTGGATCACCAGCCATTGCCCTTGCGAGAGCAAAGTTTCTGGGGTGGATTCCAAACTCTTCTACAATCTTGTTTTTGTGGTACAACTTCTTCTGGATTGGTCTGTGTAAGATTGTTTCGTCGTCCAATAGTTGGAAGAAATCCTTATCGCTGGAAACTATTACCTTTTCCCACCCTTTGTATTCCTGACAAGCAATAGCAATAACGTCGTCTGCCTCAACATTTTCACTTACAATCTGGACGACTGGAAGTTGATTGAGGTATTCTGACAACCTCAATTGTTGAATGATTTTGTTTTCCATTTCCTCTTCCATCGTAAGCATGCTATCGTTACGATTGAGGCGGACTGCTTTTCTTCCTTCTTTGTAGTTCTTGTTCATTGATCTGCGACGTTGGCTTCCGCCTGCTCCGTCCCAACAGATAATAACGTGATCTGGCTTGATCTCTCTTGTTAATTTTTGTAGGATTTTTAGAAACCCTGTGACACCGCCGATTGGTTTCCCATTTGTACTCAAAGTGGGATCAACAATAAACGCTCTGTAAAAGTTGTTGGTGCCATCTACTATCATTACTCTTGACATTCTTTCTCCATATAATAAAACCGTCGTTATAGACAGGCTCATTATAGATCATTTGGAGGGTTGTGTCAAGGATTATTCATACTCGATGAACGTTTCACCGGTTATCTCTTCAAGTTTACGGATCATTTTCTCCATCTTGATTCTAACAATCTTTCCTGTTTTTGTATTTCTAGAAAAGTATTGCCACTCGCCATCATCATTGTGAGGGGATAATTGAGTTTCATTACCAGACGCATCTTTTGTATAAAGTTCACCAGATTTGGTATAAAGAAGAGAAGCATTTGTCGGAGTGTGGGTAGCAGAGCCAGTCAAATTGTTTATTTGAACTATATTCCGACTTCCAAGCACTATCGTGTCAGTAATAGCTGTAGTAGCACTTAAACCGATTGCTATAGCATTCACAGCTGTTGCTTCTGCGCTGTGACCAATTGCGACACTATCATCGGCTGTTGCTTGTGCGGCGTGTCCAACAGCAACAGCATCATCACCAGGACCAGCGTCGGAATCGTGCCCGATCGCAACACTGCTATCGCCGCTGGCGATGCCATAGTCGGCTTGATATCCGATTGCGATACTATAAGCATTAGATGTCTGCGCGTAATAACCAATCGCAGTACTATAATTACCAGTTGCTGTAGCACGTTGCGTAATTGCGACACTAGTGATGCCCAATGCCTGCGCTGTCATACCTATAGCAACAGCTTGTGCTGCTCTGGCTTTACTATCAGTGCCCAGGGAGACAGCATAGTTACCATCACACAAAACGCTTTGACCGATGCCAATGCAGGCAGTTGCTTTAGCGTCTGGGGCATAACCAATTGCAATAGAGCCGGCATGTGTTGCTTCTGCCCAATATCCAATTGCAACAGCTTTATCTGAAGTTCCGTTTGCATTATAGCCAATTGCGACACTGTAGGCGGCTGATGAGTTTGCTTTGTATCCAATTGCTGCGCTGTAAGATCCTGCTGCGGCTGGAGAAGCGCCGATTGCTATGCTGTCTGCTCCCGCGCCGGCTGGGTTAATAGCAGAAGAACTGATTATTCCTCCAAAAAGAGCAGAAGCAGAAATGTGTGTTAAAGACGTCAGTCTATAAATTGATGCGGATGAATATTCCAGCGTCGAGCCGCTAATTGAGGCAGTTAAAGTTGTTCCGTCGTAAGTAAGATTTGCAGAGCCGGCGAAAGAACCAGCATTATTATATTGGACTTGTGTATCGGATCCGCCAGGAGATCCTCCACCGCCGCCGCCTACGCGAGTGATCTCATCATATAGATCACCGCTATTCTTCTTTTTAGAATTGTTGAGATCTTTGTCGTAACGAGCCATGTGGTAAATAGTTCATTATCATTCTTCTTTATCGATGTCATAAAAATCTTCAGCTGAACCTTGGCGCTTATCAAACTTCATTACAACTTCTTCTTCCATAAGTTGGATCACTCGGTTGTAAAACTTTTCATTTTCCAGTTTTTCGACCCAACTCTTTTGCTGGAACTTCTCTTCTGTGTCGTCTTCATAGACCAGAGTAAACCAAGACCCCGCATTTTTAAGATAATCAGACCCTTTGATTGCTTCAAACCAACTTTCTTTATCCATAATGTGAACATTATCACCGCCCCAGACAATCTTAAAGGTGCATAATCTTCCTTGTGTACCAAAGCGGCTTTTCTCAATCTTTGCCTTCACTTCTGTACCAGTACGGAAACCGCTGTCATCAAAGATAAAACTGGACTTTCCTTTTCTTGCTGTCAGCCAAATGCGTAATGAATACGAATACGACAATGCCTTGCCGCCGGGAGTAAAGTAAGGTGTTGTCATTGCTTCTGATGGCGATCTGGTTATGTTTGTTTTGAGTTGGTTTAGGATCAGTAATGTTGCTTTCTTGTTTGCTATCGGCTGAACCAGTTTTGCCAGTCCCTTTGATAGAATGCGGGGTTTTACAGCCATCGTTGATAAAGGGTTGAAATCACTCTCGATGTCGCTGACAGAAGGTGTCAATGCCAAACTGTCCCAGATAAAAAGCATTTGACTGTCATTGACTGATAATAGATTTTCAATCGTTTCCAGTACAAACTCAACTGATTGTGCCTGAACATACAGCAAGTTCTCTAAATCACAGCCTGCGTTCTGTAAAAATGCTGGATCAATAGCACTTTCAGAATCAAAGTAGATCACATCAATTCCCATTTTTTGAGCGTTGGCGGCTACTTGTGCTGCCATATAACTTTTGCCTGTTGCTTCAAGTCCAGCAATTTCGCTCACTTTGCTGACTGGAATTCCACCCCATTCTCCTCTGCGAATAACTCCATCGAGCCATTTTGAACCAGTTGGGATCCATTGATCCACTTTGGTTGGATTGTCGTCTGTCAAATCATAAGCAACATCAGCACCTGCTGTTTTGTTGATTAGTTTTTTCATATCTGCGATACTTAATCGCCCTGTTGCTACTTTATTTTTAGGTCTTTTTACCATTTGTACTCCTTTATAATAAAAAGAAGGGGAGTGCCATCGTGAAACAGCACTCCCCTCCCTCATCTACGACGGAAATGCCGTCGCCTAACCAAGCAGTTCACTGAATGCCTTATCAACGGAATCTTGTTTAGCTGTTGCTGTGTATTTTGAGACACCAACAGAACCGTCATCCTCTGAAAGAAATTGATCCAACATTGTTTGAACTTCTTCAACTGTCTTTCGAGTGAACAGAGCATCGTAATCCACTTCTGTGTTTACAATCTCAGTCGAAAGCTCAGTGTCCTCCGTGATTGGAGAACTTCGCCGGCGAGGCTCCACATCAGTAGATGGAAACATCGCACCAGACTTCTTGCCATATCGCAAGACAATATCTGTTCCTTCTTCTGGGTCCGTAATGTCCCCATAATCAGGATTGAGCACGAGGCCCAGAAGCTTCTCATAAACAGTTCGACTATAACCCCAAAGCCTTACGCCTTTCTCTTCTTCGCCGCGCACAACAACCGGTGAGAAGAATCGCTGTTTAGCCATAAGCTTTTTAGCCAATTCCCGACTCTCGTCAGAACCTTCGTTGAAGAGTTTGCGAACAAACTTATCAAGTGGATCCTCCTCTCCAAAGTTCTTCTTTGGGCTGAGAAACGCCATGTTGTCTCCCAAGTTATAGTGAAACCAGAACTCCTTGAAGGGATCGCCATCGCTGGCTGGAATGATACGAATGGTCTGTTCACCGTCTTGCGGTTTCCAGAACCATTGTTTACCACCCCCCTTGTTAGAAAGTGCTGCCTGCTTTTGCTTCATTTTTTTAAGATCTAGTGCCATAATAATTACTCCTTTTATGTTATAGGTTAGTTGATCTTTCTAACCCGCTGTGTTTAGTATACACTAATCCATAGTGTAAGTCAAGGTTTTTCTTCACACGAAGTAAAAAACCACCTCTGTTCAAGAGATGGTTCATTATAGGTTATTTATGACTGGTTGTCAAGTATTATTCGAGATTATCTAGATTATTAATAATGGTCAATAAATCTTCTTTTATTTCGTCTAAGTTGGGATTGCTGGCTTTAATTTTTTCCAAATTAGTTATCAAACTAACCTCCAGCGCAGCTAATTTAGGATCTGTGTCCATTTCATCTCGCTGATAAAGAGCACCCAACTCTTCCTGAATAATTTCTTTTAGTCGTTTAGCTGTAATTTTCATTTTATTCTCCTTGCAAGAATGTTCTTGCTTATAAATAGTATTACTCTTGAGTAAAATTCGTGTGTGCCAACAAATAAACATAGTTCTCTTCATACGAAGTAGAAGTGATACTATAAGATACAGTAGTAAAATCTTCTTGTCCTGCATTCATTATCTGGTTGCTGATTTTGTTTAGTAGATTTTTCTCTTCACTTAATGTTTTTTGACTGAAGGTATAGAAGAAGTTCTTCTCTCTAATGTTCTGTAAATCATAGAAATATTTCTCTTCACCCTCCGACGAATCGTAGTAACCAAGAGTTGAGATCCTATTAACTTCTGCTGGCTCTGAAACATTTGACATAACAGAAGATGCGTTGTCCAGATAGTTCAGCATATGAAAGGTCGAGGCAATAGTTTTGTTGATAACCTCGAAGTATTCAACAATCGAAAGGTCACCCAAAATGTTTGAAATTGCGTCATTTCCAAGCAAAAACAACCGTTTTATAGCCCCAGACCGAGCGTATTCTTGTAAAACCTTATAAACCAAGTTTTCCCTCAGTTTGGCTCTAGGATTGAGGAAGTTCTTATCGGGACGAATGTAAGCAACACTAGTGTTTGCGTCCGTTAGAGAGCCTAATAGAGCCATTAGAGAGCCACTTACTATTCCTCCCCCCACAAGAAACACACAAGTTGGTCCTTTTACCTTCTTTGTAAGTTCTGGGAAAGATTGGAAGTTCTTTTCTGCTTCTTCCATTGTTTTGCTTTTGGGCAGATTATATTCTTCATCGACATCAACACAGAAAATCTTGTACTGTGAGTACTGCTCAAACTGTTTGGCAATCTTACAGCCGCCTTGTCCTAATCCAATAATGTTCATACTTTCCTCATTTTACCATAACTCTTGCCCAAAGATAAGTTGGTTTTGAATTTGCCGATTGGTGTTTCTTCAAAAACCTTTATCAGTTCTGGGATTATCTCTTTATCTTCCTTCGCCAAATCAATAACCAAACTGTCGTGAACCGAGAAAGCAATAAATGACTTCTTTTCCTTCAGCATCTCGTGAACTTTGACCATTTGTCTCAAAAACATCTCTGCTGTTGTGCTTTGGATAATGTAGTTGAGTGCGTGATGTCGATCCGAAGGGATCACTTTGTTAAAGATTGTCTTTACTTCTTTGCCGTCCCAGTATTTCTCTAATACTTTGTCTCTTTCATAAGCTCGATTGGATAAGTAGTCCTTTGACGCTGGATTATAAAGCCAAGCGAAGATCCTTTCTTTTGCTTCTTGTCTGGTTACCATTCCACGATAAACATTTTTAATATTCCATTCGTGAATGTCTTCTTTCGGCTGTTCCTTTTCAGACAGTGCCAAAAGCGTTCTCAATTCAGCAGCGTTATAATCTATTTCCATAAAGAGATCATTGTTGGGCAGAATAGCAGCACGGTGTTCTTTTTTCATCGTTAGAATAGGAAAACTTCCCGGCTCTGTTGTCAACCTGCCTGTTTTCGTGCCGTAAATGTTGTATTTCACCTTCTTGTCGAGAGTTTTTAGTTTTCTTACGAAGGTTCTTGTCTGTTGGTTGACCATCTGTTCTGATAAAGCGTGTAAGTCCAACCGAATGTTGTGTTTTTTGATGTCTTCCACCACTTTTGCGAGAGATAAAAGATAATCATAGTCCTCTGGCTTTTCATAAGTGTCAAGAACATGCTGTGTAATCTCATTCTTGAGTTCACAGTATTCCATTAAGAAATGCTCTGGAACCAAGTCATAAAAGCAGTGCTCTGTCAGGTCTATTTTGGCTGTGATAAAGGATTTTAAGTGAGCCTTCAGTTTCTGGCTGACCTTCTCCCATTTATGCTTGATACGTTCTGGACAAACTTCGTCCAACTCTTTATTACAATAGAACTTGGCGTATTCTACATCCAAAGGCAAGTTCGCTGAATAACCCCAAGTGGCTGTTAGACCTTCTGGTGGTTCATTTAGGATTTGGTTGTTGAGATAGACGCCTTTACATTCAATTTTGTTGTCTAAAATCTGGAAGATCACTTGAAGCCCTAACTAAAGTTCATCAATATAATAGGATCTTTTTCGACAATTGTCAAGTCTTTTCGATCAATGGGTTTGCTAGTCGTTGCAATGGTACCTAGTGAGTATTCTACGTGCGTAATGGCTAATTCAGAGAACTTTCTATAATCCTCATTATTACCTTCTTCCAGCTTTATAGCTGCATGTTTGATAATTTGCTTAAGATTTTTAATGAGCATCTTTAGTTTTCTTTTGGGTAAGGGACTGCCTCTTTCAGCGTTTCTTATCTTAGCATACCAAACAACCCACTTAGCCGGATTAAACCCTTTGTATTCTTTCCTAGGAAGTACTTGAATTTTAGTTTTACGTGTCGCTTTAAGGTGAGTAAGGTGCAACGTTTGATACGTTGGATTATCTTCAATAAATTGATTATACATTGCTGTCACATTTGCAGCAAAATCTCCTAAAAAACTCTTATAATTGGCATGAGGTTTAAATACCTCCTTGAAAACCTTTTTTAAATCTGCTGATGCGAAGGGTTTGTCATCAAAACCCTTAAGATGATACTTCGCAAGATAAGGCCACATCTTATCCGAACGAACATCAGCGACTAGGCGCCATGGAACATTTGGATCCACTTTGAAGCCGTGTTCTTTTGCTAAATAAACGAACGCTTCATAGTTTGGATCCTCTATAAACGATAGCTTCTCTACGTCTGATTGTGGATCGCCAGTATGAAAGTCATAAACCAACCCAGTAGCTAATGGATTATAATTATTGCTCTCCAGAAAACCAGCACGGGTTATAACATCACCTGAATTTTCTACGTGCTCTAAAAGTAAATCATAAAAATCATCAATATTCTTTATTGCTTTGTTGGTTCTCAACTTGTCCAAATATTCCTGGTAAAAGTTTGTATAAACTCCTTCTATTTCTTCAGTGTAAAAGGCATCAGCATCTTGCCATCTACTTTTAATTTTCAAATCCCTAAGAAACTTACTTTGCCTTGAGATAAATCTATTTCGAAAAGTATTAATAAAGTCAGTCATAGCATAGACTATAAATAATGGTGCTGTGTCATTGTCTCTTGGGATTGAAGAAATTGCGCCACTATCATTAATCTTACCATATAGCGGCATATCATACCAAATGTCTATAGCGTGTTCCTGAAAATCATTGATTACTTTCTTATAGTTGTTTCGTCCTTCGAACTTTTGTTTTGTGTCGGCAGCATTAGTGACTGCTGAAACTTGACCAAACTTAGCTATTATTTCTTCTTGAAGTTGTTTCTTCTTATCGATCTTGGAAACCTCTTTGGTTTCCACCGCAGGAACTTTGTGTGCTGGCGAGAGATTAACAACCAACTCTTCAGTGTCGTCATCCAACTTATTAAAACCAACTATTTTTACTGCTTTTTTTATCATAACATTATACCGATTTTATGCCAATCTTTTTTATCTTTGATTCAGACTTAAGGTGTTTTCTTGACGCATCGTTGATTTTTATTGCGCGTTCGTATTCTTCATAGTTTAGCCGCTTCTTATCATCCGAGTAATAGGTGTCAATTGCTGCCTCTAAGTCGGCGGTTCTTTCCGCGAGGGACAACTTATTCCAGTCCTCTCGGGACTCCCCGACGATCCCAGCTTTATTGACTAGATCATATATCTCTTGCTCCCCTAACGAAGTTGTCTGAGATTCTTCTTTACTTGTAGTAGGTTTTTGTGGAGCTTTTGATGCTACAGGACAATCGTCTTTCTTTTTCTCCTCTTTCTTTTTCCTTAGTCGATAATTCTTACTCATGTTCGGTGTTTGCAATAGATCATCAACTATGTAATCAGAAATTCTATGATGAACATGACTTTTAAGTATCTTTGTTTCTTTCTTCTCTGCCTCTTTCTTTTTGTTTTCTGCGATTTTTTGACCAGAAACAACATTTACGGCACTGACTGATGTATAATATTCTCCCGGAGATACATTGTCAGAAACACGATTAATCTCATAATAACCCAACAAACCTGGATCGTCTTCCTTTCTAATTCCCAACGGATTATTAGCAATGACAAAATAAGCTCCATTGGAAAATAGATTATTCCCCATCATTCTCGCATCACCTTTATAGTTGTATTTCAAAAAGGGCATCATTCCGTCTGATCCTTTATCTCTCAGAATGGCATTTCGAAGATATTCGTCATCTTCGTAATTAAAGTCAATTGTCTGAAGTATACCACGATCCTCTCCAATCGTCAAATGATACATACCATCATCGTGATCCTCCGATCGATTAAAGGCTCTATTAGACAGGTCACCAAAAAACAAATTATTTTCCATTTCAGAGAGTTCATCTGGAGCTTTCTGGCTATAATAAATAAATGGAACTTTGTCATCACTTTTACTACTTTTTATTTCCTCTACCAATTTATTTACAATTGTTTGATTTATTAATTTGGGATCTGATTGCTTCTTTGCGGTGTCGCTAAAAAGTTCTTTAACGTTTTTATACCTAGCATTATAGAAGTATGGTTGTATCATACCTTGGTTAGTATTGGGTTGGTATCCCGTGTTATAGCTGTATAAAACACGAGGAACTAAGTTATTCATAACCGAATCCATAAACTCCCCTAGTGTTAGTTTAGTCCTCTCTTTATTAATAAGCTCATCATAAAACCAGCGTTGGAAGACACCAACTTCTACCAGAATGTCCCCTATATTGACCCAATAGTCTTTACCTAAACTCCTGGTTATCATATTCCCCAAGCAAATAATCGGCATTTTCTCTTGTTTCTTTTTGCTTGCTCTAGAACATGCCCAATCAATTAACGCTTTCAATGGAAAGAAAAAGAAATTGCCAAACGCCTTCTTTTCTTCGCTATTTGTTAGTGCGGCAAGAATTTTATCTAATTCCTTCTCCATACTACTGACTGATTTACCCTTCTTTTTCTCGTCGATAAATTCTACGCCTTCTTTTATTTTCTTTAAGTCTACCTTCAGTGGTTTGTCCACACGGATGTAACCTTTCAGGGGATCGGACACGCGTTTGTCGCCGTCCTTTAATTTAACTGGTCCAAAACCCGTCCTTGTGACTTGCCTAATACCTATTTTAAGTCGAGGGGTCTTAGTTTCTGAAAGGAAGACTGTTTGAAAAACCTGCTTATTATCCATCATCTCGTTTAAAGCCGATCGAGAAGTTTCTACTATAACTTTCTTTTTGATTTTAGAAATTTCTCTCTTCAATTTCTTTATTTCTTTGTTTTTGTCTTTCTGCATACACAACTCTTTCTCATCTGTAGTTTTTGATTCGCTGCCGCTGCATTTTAAATAAGTTCTTAACAATTTTCTCTTTTCTTTTAGATCTTTATACTTTTGTTTTACTTCGTCGTCTTGTATTTTAGAGATTTGAATTTCATTATCAAGACCAACAATGTCGTTTTGTTCTTCATCAACATCAGTAGTATTTTTATACATCAACTCTTCTGGGGTGCCGATATAGCGAACCGATAAGTCAATTTCTCCCGTTTGAGTAAAACTAAAGTCATGTTTAAACCAAGATAATGCAAAAGATTTCCTCTCTCGTCTTTGTACTATTTCTTTTATTTCATTTGGGATCAAGTCGAATGGCGTACTGTCTGCTATTTTCCAGCCATACTCTATATTCAATCTTTCCTCTGGAATTATCACTTCTTTGCCGTCGCGGCATTCTGTTGTCTGACCTCCCAAGTTTTTAATTAATTTAATATAATCTCTATCTGTTGTTCCCCGCAACGGATCAATGTGGTGTCCGTTTATAAATGTTTTCATACTACTAAAAAAGAAATCAATAGTAAAATAATAAGATTGCGAAGCTCCCCTATGCTCAAGATGTCTTTCCATCGACATCTTTTTTATTCCAGCAGAAGCTCCACGCGTAAATGAACTATTCAAGATTGGATTAATATCAGTAAAAGTTTTAAAAATAATATCTTTTTCTTCCCACTTGCTACGATTTTTTCTACCTTCTGAGGCTGGTGGTCTTGTTTTGGTGAATATCCTCATATAAGGTGTGAATGCAGATGCTTGAGCAGGAGTTATATTCATCAAGAAGTTGACGTATTTCTTTTTTTCTAGCCACTCAGTGTTAGAGCCATAAACAGGAGCGTATTGCAATAGATTTAATTCTGCCCACCCTTTCCATGGTTTTGAAACTTTTTGTATTTCTTCTAAAAGTTTGTGTTTTAAATCCGGGTGGAGCTTAAAAACTCTCGATTTTGTGCTGTTGTTGTAAAGATTTTGTAAAAGAGTTTCATTGCCATCAGCGCGAAGTTGTGCCAACAACATATCTGTTAGCCACCCTTGGGGAGATAAATCGTATGGTAGAAAAAATTCCATTATTATAATCCATATGCGTCTAAAACATTATTCAAAGGCAGAGGGATTTTAACTAAATCACCCAAACTAACATGTTGCTCGGTAGGCTTTTTGTTAAATTGAGCTATAACCCACCAATACTTTGAGTCACCATAATAATGATGTGCTAGTTTGTAATATCTATCGCCAAGCTTCCAAATGTGATTGGCATAATTAAGTTTTTTCATCTCATCTATAGAAGGGTATTCCAATTCTTGTGTTTCTAAATGCGGGAATGATTGGCGTCCTTCAAATTTATCTTTAAATTGTTTTTTATAATCTGCGTCCTGGTTTTGTATTATTTTTAAATCCTGGTATCTGGAAATCGCCATGTTATTATCCTCCTAAGATTTCATCTTCTGTTATTTCTGCGCCGAGACCGACGCTGCTGTCCATTTTAAGCTCTCTCTTAGATAAAACCGTATCATAAGGATAGTTTTCATTACCCAAGAATTTGTCTGCTGAAATTACCGAATCAAATCCAACCGTATGCTCGTGCAGAGGTGTAAATGTAATTGAAAATCCCAACGCCCTGGGGAACAACTTATCTTGTCCTAAGAACACTCCCCTCTCTCTGATCCCAAAATCAGATTGAAACGAAGTTATATAACCCAACAATCCTTTATTGGGATTTTCATGGCTTGTAATTAAGTTGGCAAATTTGACCCTAATCAATGGAGGACTATCTAAAACTAATGCTCCTGTGTTTAGTTTTTCATATCCAGGATACATATTCTTGATCAGCTTATTGAGTTTTTTAAGATTTTCATTTGAATCTGCGGCGTTAAAACAGGGAATTAAAACTCCTATCTGTACAGAACGAGTAGTAGATTTATAAACAGGGATTGGATCCGAACGACCAAACACTTCTACACCACTGAAATTTGGAGTAAAGTTGTCAGAAAAAGTTTGAATATAAGCTGGAAATGCTATTCTATTTGAAAGGGTTCCAGCCTGTGTTGTGGGAAATTCAAACATTAAATCCGAGAACGGCAGTCTTGTTCTAACGGCTACTTCTGCTGGATCTGTTGTTTGCAAATTTGGGTCTGGTGTATCTTCATAATAGTTTGCAGTTTCAACCGTACCCTCTACCGCATTTCTTGCAATAGAAGAATATTTCTTAACTATTTTTCCATATTTATCTATTGTTCCTAGTGTATCATCTAACCAACTCATTTATTATTTTATCCCCCGACCTTCGTCATCGCTGTTGCCAACTTTGCTTGACTAGCCACGAGCTTATCGTTGTGTGCCTCTGCTCTTTTCATCAAGGTAGCTACAACATCAGACATCTCCTTGTGAAATTTCGTAGTTCTGAGGCCGGTTGCAGACTTCTCTGCTAGTTCATCTAACTTGGTAGCAACAAGTTGATAGATTTTACTAACTTCGGTAGTAGTTACTGCTTTAAATGCTGCAACAAATTCTGGAGCTGTGACACCAACTGCCTTGGCTGCTGTTCTCGTTAGGGCTTTATAAACGGCATCTTCTAGCGCGTCTGCTTGTTCCACCATGGTGGTTGCTCTTCTTGCTGCGGCGAATTCTCTACCAGCAGAAATTCCTGTTACCCTGCCTGCTAAAAGATCTCCCTCACCCATCACCTGTCCAGGTTTATATTGCATCAGTTTTCTCATTTGTACCGAATCAATACCCAAAGAGTCTCGAAGCGATCTCATATATAAACGTTGTGCCCTAGGGTTAGATCTCCTGATGCGTGGCATAACTCGTTGAATTGCTGATGCTATGTAGTTCATCCTTTCGGGATAGTCTAGTGCTGATGCCTTTACAGAGTCGAAACTCCCCCCTAGTGCTGTCAAGGTAGCGTTCAGTTTTGCTCCCACTTTTTGTCCACCATCAATAGTCTCGAACTTATCCATAATACCCATAAGACTACCCATTGTCATTCCCATAGATCTTGCTCGACCTTGGAAGGTGAGCATCTGCTTGGTCATCTCTCCCTGATCTAAAATGTCAAAAAAGTCTTTTGCGCTGCCGTGGAGTTCCTTAAAAACTCTATTGGCGTCTTGTCCGGTTCTGGCGGCAAAATCGTGAAGAACACGACCGGTCTTTATAACCTGATTGGTAGATGAACCCAAAGCTGTTTGAAATAAATCTACAAATTCAGTAGTAGTTTCTGTTTGAACTCCCAACTGTTCCCAGATCTTTGTCTGCTGAACCAAGGCACCGGAAGAATCATCAAAGCCCTTCTTAACACGAGACGATAAATCCTTCGATAACTTATTATAAATCTCATTAGCCTCGCGGGCAGTCATGCCAATTTCTTTATTGGCTTCTGCCAAAGCCATTAGTCTTTCGTTGGCTTCGTTGGCGAGTTTGGGATTCTGTGCTAGAAGGGAATTGCTCTTACTTAACGCTTGATTAAAACGATCAATCTCGTTTACCTGTCCCTGGATCGATCGTGCTGCTTCTTTTGCTTTCTTTGCAGCTGCTGCTGCTGCCAGTTCGGCGGCGGTTGGTTTCTTAGCCATAGTTTTTACTTCCCTCTGTTAGGTAAATAGTTTTTGGAAGTAAAAATTATTCTGCTGTCTCGCTAAGTTCTTTATAATAATCTATCGTTTTCTTAATAAACCAATTTCTAAGCTTAATCGGAAGACAATAAAGCTCTGAGAAACCCCAATTGCCCTTCAACTTCATCATTAAAATTGTATTATAGATCTCGTCGATATACTCACTCGTCAGGCCAAAAAAACGTGCCCAAGATGGGCACTCCTCCTTCGCAAACCTTATCACACTCTTCGCAGGTGAGTGTGTAGGTGAAATCAATATCTGGCGTGATTTCGTTATGAACTTTCTTAATGTACCTTGAGTCAGCGATTGGTAAAGTAGAGATGAAATTACCAGCTGCGATTAAATCATCATTTCCGTTAATTGAAATAATCATCTGTCTCAATCTATCAGTTGCTGGGGATTCTGGCAAGTGGTGTCTTGCTTTCTGTTCTGCTTTTTTGCTGATCTCTTTTTCATCTTCTGAGGTTAGGAGTTTTATTTCTGTGACTGCTTGTGTCTTGGGCAGGGTTATTATAAACGTCCCCTTCTCGGTAAACTCTATTGTATCAACATTAGCTTCTCTTGGTTTTACTGTTGATAAATCAACTGCTATCTCGTTCGAATGATAACAACCGTCACATTCAACATTTATTTTATATTCTTCACCATAAGCATTCATTCTCGCATTAATAATGATAGCGTTCTTATCGCCCAACAACATCTTGCTTGCTTTAATTCTTTTGTCCACTAATAGACTATCTATCAATTTATCGAAAACAATTCCCTTTTTATTATAGGCTGGAGAAGTTAGTATGTCTTCTTCTTTTGTTGTCATAAAAGAGATCTCCACATCTTCCTGATTATGGAGTGGGTGTTCTTCTGGATAAAACTTTCCTTTTGAAGGTAGTTTTACAAAATCAGTTGGTAGTGAATAGCCTGCTTGTTGTGTTGGGGGTTGTTCGGGAAATTGAATTTTTTTCAAATTGTCATTTCTCATTAATACCTCTTATCTTGGTTTATAATCTAGTTCTGCCCAGTCGTATGATAAAGAAACATTGATATCAGTTAAAGCATCTGAATCATAAGTCAAATCACTAAACTTAACAGCTGTAATGAATGCTCCGTGTAGTTTCCATTCTTCATAAATTTCACCTTCTGGATCTAACATCTGGATAGTGACGTTTCCTAGAGACTCCATTAAAACAGATTTACTTAAATCTTTTAAGAGATTTGTATCAATATCGTTAGGATAGTCGTATGCTCCCCTTGTTAGCTTATCCATTAAAGTTTTTCCAACAGAGCTTGGAGTCTCCCTAGAAAACACCTCTCTGATAGTAAAGTTAATAGGATTCCATTTAATTTCTGCTGGATGATTGAAGTAATAATTTAATAGTTTATAATCTTGTGTGCTTATTGTGTACTCTGGACGAGCTACATTTGTAATATAAGCCGCGTATAAATCATCTATCTTCAGATAAAATCTAAATGCTTGTTGTAGATCTGTTTGAAAGTTTCGTAGTTCCATTACAATAGTAATTACTACTCAGCAGAAAAAGTTTCAAGGTTAGCGTAGTCATAAGACAAAGTTACAGAAATTGACATCAGTTCTTCGCTATCATATCCAACATCATCGTAATTAATGCTTTTAACCCAAGCATTATGCAGGGTCCACTTTTCAACATCTCTGCCGCTCGAATCAATGGTCTTAATAGCTACATCACCTTTGGTTGCATTAATAGAGTTAAGCTTTGACATACTCAACTTCCATCCTTGGTTTTCAGAAGTCCATGAAGACGGCACAGCATAACCGGCATCTTCAATAATCTTAAAAAGGACCGGCGCGACGTCGGGATCAATAGGATCTACCAAAGTAATATCGATATCATTCCACGAAACTCTACCAGGAAATTTAAATTCATGAGCTAGAAAGTTATGTTTTGCGCCATCAGAGACAGTAACAGTTGGACGTGCAGCTGTTTTTACTACCCACGCTGGGATGTCCCCGAAAGTCAAAAGAAACTTAAACTTTCTTTTCGGCTCAATATTTGGCGATTGCCATTGTGGTAGGGGTGTTGCTTTTTTACCCATTGTGATTATCTCCT